GGAGTTCGCGGATCTCGCTCGGCGCGAAACGCGCGAACTGGTCGATGATCTTTCCCGGCTCAAGATGCACCGCGAATCCATCACATTCGAGCCGACCATCCATGACGATGAGACGAAGGCGCGTGTCCGGCAGCTTCTCAAGAATTTTCGGGCGGAGGCCGAGGCGGCGAAGTCCAAGAACGCCGAGCTTACCGTGCCATTTAGCGATGAGCGAGCCGAATACTGGCGGTCGATCATGGCGCTCAAGGACGCCGAGAACGTCACCGAGGAGCAGAAGCAGTTTCGCCGCCGCATCGAGAAGCGCGTAGCCGACACGGAAGCGACAGCGGAACAGAACGACAGGAGCGCAGCATGAACATCGAAATCACGGCGCGGCCGGCCACAAACACCGCCGCGTTGCTGGCGGGCTATGCCGCAGTACGCCGCCGGCTGTTCAACCCGCCCAAGCCGAAGCAGATTGCCGTGGCTACAGTCGAAACCGCATCCGCCAGGAAACAGGTTTCGCGTGACAAGCTGCGCCAACACGACGCGCACGTCATGGCCTACCGGCGCTGGAAGATCATTTGCATCGGCGGCCCATGCACCATGCATGTCATGAAGCGCTGTGCCGAGGTCGGCTTTTCATTCGAGGACGTCACCGGCCCGAGCCGTCAACGAGACCTCACCCATTTTCGTCAGATGCTCATGTGGGAATTGAAGACCATCGTGAAGCCGTCGATTTCGTGGCCGGAAATGGGCCGGTTGTTCGGTGGGCGTGATCATACGACCGTGTTGCATGGCGTGAGGACACATGCGGCCCGCATCAACGGCAAGGAGGGGTGACGATGGCAGAGAGCATGGTGGAGAAGGTGGCTAGGGCGATTTGCGCTCATATGGGCGAAGAGCCGGACCAGAAGACGCCGTACCACCCGAAAAGAAAGTTTGTGTGGGAACACTACATCGATACCGCCCGCGTCGCCATCGAGGCGCTCCGGGAGCCGACGAAACTCATGAAGGAAGCAGGCGACGATAATTCTGGCTTTGACGGATACGTGAACTCGTTTGATCCAACGATACCATACCAAGCCATGATCGCCGCCGCCCTTAATGAAGAGGCGACGGGATGAACGGCGCGGCGAATTCTTGAACGGCGGAACACGAGGAACACCACAATGGCAAGTATCGAACGAAACTGGTACGCAATCCGCACTGTCCCTGGCGCGCAGAAGCCGAGGCGTGAATTTCACGTCGAGATGACCGGAAGGCCGGATCGCAAACCGCGCGGCAAGGGCTATCGTATTGTCCCGAGCCTCAACCCGAACCTTTCAGCCATCGAGAAGGCGCTGAACGATAGCGGCTTCTACTGCTACATGCCAGCCGAGAAGCGCCTGATCCGCGACCGGCGCCACACCGATCTCTGGAAGGTCCGACGCTTCGCGCTTATGGTGGGGTACGTGTTCGTTCGAGACCCGCACGACTGGCGTGAGCTTAAGAAGGTCCCCGGTGTCGCCGGTATCGTTCAGAACGCTGATGGCAATCCGCTCGCTTTAGATATTCTTGACGTGATGGCAATCCGCGCAGCCGAAGCAAAGGCGGAAGCCGACTTCGACACACAGTCGCGCAACGCTCGCCAGAACCTGCGCAAGAAAGCCAAAACAGACGCCCGGCTCCAGATGTTGATCAAAAAGCTCGATATCGCCGGTACGATTTCCGTGCCTTGGGAAAACCTCGGAATTGTTGACGAAGCCGCTTGAAAAACCTTCGGTTTCGTATAGATTTTCTATATCTGATTTGGCGCGGCGGGGATACGTCCCGGTGCCTCCTTTGCGGCAGAGTTTCGCGATAGGAGAAATGCGCCCTGAGTTTGCCACGACGGCACAGGTTGGGTTCGCTCAGCCGAGAACGTGGATGCAAGTCTGAAGGACCGTTACAGTAGACTTGCCAGAAGTGGGATCGGTCAGAAACGCGCGATTGGTTCAAAAGCAGAAGCCCACGGAACCGTTTCAATACCAGGGGAAGCCGCTGCGCCCCGCCCATCGAAGTGACGGATACGCAACCGTCGCCAGCGGCCAAGCCGGGAGGGTAGCCCGGCGCACGTCGATGTGGAAAATAACGCAGAACTAAGGTAGTACTCCACTCAAAGTGGAGCGGGGTTATGAAGCCTAGTGATGAACGTCGATACGAAGCCTACGAAGAGAAAGAATGGGAAGCCTTCAAGCGCGAGCGACTCCGGAAATACGACAGAGAGGCCGGGTACCAGTCCGGCTGGGAGATTTTTCTCTCAATTGTTGCAACACTTTGGGCTGTAGCCTTCTGGCTTTTTAAGATGAGTCTGGCGGTACTAGCCGGGATTGTCGCGTTTTTCTTTGCGTTGATTATATCAGCCGTTAAGGCGTTCCGCGAGGCGCGGAGGAAGTAGGCCGCCTTCCCGACCCCATACGGCATAGCCGAAACGAGAGCCGGGCTCAGGTCCGGCTTCTCAGATGCTTCTCTCTGTATCCTCAGTGGAGGGTAGAGGTAGAGGCTTCATCCTTGGGTAAACCCGTGTTCCGCCATACATGCGCGAAATGTGCTGTTCGAAGCGGCGGCCCCCATGATCCAGTACCGGCCTGCGGCAACCTGAGTTTCGGCTGCTCGGCCTTGGCAAATAGCCTTGGCGCGCTCCAGGCGGGATTCGCGTCCTGTCTGCGGGATGTCCTTCCATTCACCTGAAGGTGCGCTGGTGCATCCCGTCGCAATGATAGTGAGGAGCATCCCGCTCCATTTCAAAAGCCCGCCCATTCGCTCCACCCCAAGGTTATCCCATGCCAGTCCTGAAAAATGCCCGGCATGAGAAGTTCGCGCAGGCCGTTGCCAAAGGCAAGACCATCACCGAGGCGTATGCCGATGCAGGCTATAAGGGAAACCGGAAAGCCGCCTCGAATTTATGGACAAATGTGGACATTCGAAGCCGGGTTGATGAGATCACCGGGAAGGTGAACGAACGCGTAATCGACAAGCTCGCCATCACGAAAGAGCGTGTTGCTGCCGAGCTAGCGAAGATCGCCTTCCTTGACATCCGTGAGGCTGTCCGCTGGGGCCGAAGCCCGGTCGATACTGAATCCGAGAATGCCAGCCCGAACGGCTTAGGCATCTATCCTGTCGAGCTTGTCCCGAGCGACATGATCAGCGATGAGGCGGCCGCCGCCGTGTCGGAAGTCTCGCTCACCCAGACCGGCGTGAAGATCAAGATGCACGACAAGCGGGCGGCGCTGATGGACCTCGCAAAGCTCATGGGCTTCATCGTCGAGAAGCATGAGCACTCTGGCGAGATAAACCTGACCGTATCCGCAGAGGATGCCAATCTGTGATGCATGGAACCAGCAAAACTAACGGAGAAGCAGCGAGAGGCTAACCGCCTGCTGGCCGGCCCGGCCCGCAACATCATGCTCAGGGGCGGTTCCCGATCCGGCAAAACGTTCATTCTGGTGCGCGCGCTCATCCAGCGAGCCATCAACGCTCCGGGATCGCGCCACGTCATCTTTCGCTTTCGGTTCAACCATGCCAAGACGTCGGTATGGTCGGACACCTTGCCGAAGGTGTTGTCGCTCTGCTTCCCGACGATCCGGGCTCGCTTCGATAAGACGGATTTCTACGTCGAACTGCCGAACGGCTCGCAAGTCTGGATCGGCGGCCTCGACGACAAGGAGCGGGTCGAGAAGATCCTCGGGCAGGAATACGCCACACTCTATTTCAACGAGAGCAGCCAGATTCCGTGGGCGTCGGTCGAGACGGCCATGTCGCGCCTGGCGCAGAAATGCAAGCTGGCCCCGGCAATCGCGCTGGCCACCGGCCGCACGCACCTTGCGCTGAAGGCCTACTTCGACTGCAACCCGCCATCGAAGCTCCATTGGAGCTATCAGATGTTCCGGGCCAAGATGAAGCCAGGCACCAAGGAGGCGCTGGCGAAGCCGGAAGACTACGTTGAGATGCAGGTCAACCCTGCCGACAACGTGGACAACCTGCCGGCGGAATACTTCGACGTTCTCGCCTCTATGTCGGCAGCCAAGCGGCTCCGATTCGAGGCCGGGGAGTGGGCCAGCGAGGTCAGTGGCGCGCTGTGGGCGCTGGAGGACCGCAAGGCACCTGACGGCAAGACGATGCCGGGGATTGATAGTCTGCGGGTCGCCTCGCTGCCAGAGATGCGCCGTATCGTCGTTTCGGTGGACCCCTCTGGCACGCGGGGCGATGGCGCCGGCGACGATATCGGCATCATTGTTGCCGGTCTCG